CAAGTTAAGAAGATTCGCTGGGCTCATGGATCCGAGGAGATTGAATTGATGTCCGGCGCTCGCTACGTGGTCAAGGCAGCTAATGCCGCAGCACGTGGATTTGCCAAACCGGAAACCGTGTACATGGACGAAACACGTCAGCTTAAAGACACCGAAGCCTGGTCAGCTATGCGCTATACGATGATGGCCGCTAAGAATCCGCAGCTCTGGACGTTCTCGAATGCTGGAGATCAACATTCCTTGATTCTTAATCAGTTACGCGAGCGCGGAATGGCATCGGCTGCTGGTGGAAACGATGACATCGCATATTTCGAATGGTCGGCATTCTCGGACAAGATTGAAGATGAAAAGAATTGGGTCGCCAGCAATCCGGCGCTTGGACACACAATCCACGAAGATAATATCCGCGCCGTTCTTAATGATCCGCCAGATGTCGTCCAGACGGAGGTGTTGTGTCGATGGGTCAATACAATCTCCGGCGCGATTCCTGTGAAGGAATGGGAGGAGTGTGGATCTGATGAGATTGAGCTAGATGTGGAGAAGATGACTTGGTTTGGCCTTGATCTATCGCCAGATCGTAGAGACGGGGCGTTAGTAGCTGCTCAGAAGAATCCGGACGACACTTTCAACCTCAAGCTTCTGCACACTTGGCACAATCCGATTTCGCTAGACGATAAAGCTATCGCGAACGACATCGCGCCTTATGCACGCAAGTATCCGCTTGAATATGTGGCTTTTAGCAAGAGGACAAGTTCTGCCGTAGCTGCTCGACTTATGCCAGCCGGCATTCCGGTCATTGACATTGATGGCGCACTTTATGGCCAGAGCTGCGATGAATTGCTAGGTGCGATTACGTCAAAGAGATTGATCCACGGGAAACAGGCAGAATTATCCAAGCAGATATTATCGGCCGTGAGATTACCAATGGGCGATGGCGGCTGGATTATCGGACGGCGCGCCTCAAGCGTTGCAGTCTGCGCAGCCGTTGCATCAGCTCTAGCCACACACTTTGCGACACGCCCAGAGATGGAGATAGACATTCTGGTCGGTTAGATGTATAGCCGACCTTTAGACTTCACGCATGGGTCTATTCTCTCGCACAATCACGACTGCGGCTCCGGCTGCGACCTCCGACATTGAAGCTTCTTTAGCTCCAGTAAATGTCACTAGCTCTCTCTACAATATCTACGGCGTCGCTGGCATTACTGCATCGCGCGTCGAGTTTATGTCAGTGCCAACGTGCGCAAGAGCCCGAAACATTATTTCGTCAAGCGTTGCATCGATTCCGCTTAAGGTTCGCACTCGCGCTGATGGTGCTCGTGTTGAATCTCCTCCAAAGGTAATTAACCAACCAGATCCACGTGTTCCAGGATTTGCAACCTATGCCTGGCTTGCAGAAGATTTATTGCTATACGGATACGGCTACATGCGTATCTTGGAAATCTACGCGGACACATATCGCATTCGCAGTGCAGAACGCATTGATCCAACACGCGTCACAATTAAAACTAATGCTCAAGGAACAGAGATTGATTATTACTGCGTAGATTCAATTCCAGTGCCTTACGAAGGCGTTGGAAGCCTTGCAGTCTTTTACGGCGTCGATGAGGGCATTCTCAACAGAGCTGGTCGAACAATAAAGGCCGGTGCAGAGTTAGAGCGTGCGGCGACTATGTACGCACGCGAACCAGTGCCAACGATGGTCTTGAAATCTAACGGCACTGCACTTCCAGCAGATCGCATTGCAAAGCTTCTGGAATCTTGGGGGCAATCACGTCGCAATCGTTCAACTGCATTCTTGAACGCTGATGTCGAATTGCAGACTTTAGGATTTGACCCAGAGAAGCTGCAACTCAATCAAGCTAGATCTTACGTCGCAACAGAATTAGCCAGAGTTACAGGCATTCCGGCTTACTACGTCGATGCAGAATCCGGATCTAGTATGACTTATTCAAACGCAACTTTGGCGCGTCAATCTTTGCTGGACTTCTCTTTGCGTCCGATTATGACTGCCATTGAAGAGCGTCTATCAATGACTGGAATGGCTAATGATTTCGTTCCAGCATCACAGGAAGTTAAGTTCGATTTAGATGATTACTTGCGTGGATCAGCAAAAGAGCGCGCAGACGTCTACAAGATTCTTTACGACATCGGAGCTCTTACTTCCGATGAAATCCGACTAGAAGAGGAAATGATCCGATGAAAGAAATGAAGCCAACTCCGATGAATCTTGACTTTTCAATCAAGGTCACGGCGACAGATTTTCCAAAGCGCGAAATCTCTGGCCGCATCGTCACCTGGAATGAAGAAGGCTCTACATCAGCCGGATCAACTATGTTCAAGCCTGGCTCAATTACTTTTAGCGATACTACAAAATTATTACTTGAGCATCGTCGTGAATCTCCAATCGGATTCTTGAAGAGCTACGACGAAGATGAAGAAGGTATTTATGCCACATTTTCCATCGGCAAAACAACTGCCGGATCTGATGCTTTGGAAGAGGCATTCACTGGATTACGCGACGGCTTTAGTGTCGGTGTTCTAGCTGAAAAGTATAAGAACGTCGATGGCGTTCTAGTAATTAGCGCAAGTGCGCTCAAAGAAGTCTCTCTAGTAACAGAGCCAGCCATAAGAAGTGCAAAGGTGGCGGTCGCAGCTAGTGAGCCAGAAGATTCTGAATCCGTCGTGGAAACAGAAGAACAAACTACCGAAGGAGAAAACGAAGTGGAAACAACTCCAACCGTCACAGAAGCACCAGCCGAAACGGTTGAGGCTTCCAAAGTCGTACAGGCCGAGGCAACTCGTCCGCTCTATTTCACATCACCACGTTCACCAATTACAACAGGTGGCGCATATCTTGAACACACAATCAAGGCAGGACTTGGCAACGAAGATTCTCGTCAATATGTAAAAGCAGCTGACGATTCATTCACAACAAATCCAGCGTTCTCACCAGTGTCATATGTTCGCGATGTTGCACAAAACACAAACGCAGACCGTCCAGTAATTGACGCATGCGGTGGAACACGTCCATTAAGCACATACGGAATGACAGTGTCTATTCCTAAAATCACTGCTAACTCAACTGCTGCAACAGTGGCAGAAGGCGGAGATCCAACAGCAACGACCGCGATTACCTCATCCTATGTAAACGCTACTGTAATTAAAAAAATGGGCTTCCAGCGCTACTCAGTAGAATTGCTCGATCGGTCAGATCCGAGCTTTTATGAAATCATGTTGGCAAATCTTAGAGATGCCTATGCTCAAGCAACTGATGCTTATGTAATTGCTCAGATTACTGCTGGCGGAACTCAAGCAACTGCAACTGCTGCTGATTCAGCTGGATTGATTTCATTCGTATCAACAGAAGCACCAGCTGCTTATACTGCAACAAAGCGCACTGCTAAGTCATTCGTTTCAGGTACTTCCATCTGGGCGACGCTTCTCGGCGCAACTGATACAACAGGACGTCCAATCTACAACGCTGGAAATCCTATGAACAACGCAGGATCTGCGGTTCCAACATCAATTCGCGGAAACGTTCTTGGTCTTGATTACTATGTAGATCCAAACATGGTAGCAACATCAATCGACGAATCAGCATTCATTATCGAGCCACGTTCAATCGAAATCTTCGAATCTCCAGCTTTAACATTGGCGACAAATGTGCCAACAACAGGCGAGATTGAGATTTCACTTTACGGTTACATCGCAGCTCAAGCCGTCTTCGCAGGCGGACTTCGTCGCTTCAACCTAACCTAATCAATCATGGGCTAGGTGCGCTCCCGTATCTAGCCCAGCAGCTCACGAAAGGGAACAGAGATGCCAGCAATCATTACCGTCGCCAGTCTTAGACAGGTTCTTGGCGTCTCTGTTTCTCTTTATTCAAACGATTATCTTGAAAGCATTATTGATTCAGCCGAGCAGGTAATTCTGCCGCTATTGACTGCCAATCAAAACTCAGTCGCCGCCGTTTATCTTCAAAACAATGTCGCCTATTACATAACACAGAAGCCCAACACATTCGTCGCTGGCCAAAGTGTCGTGGTCACAGGTTGCGTTCCAGCTACATTCAACGGAACACAGACAGTCACATCAAATTATTATGATCCATTCCCATATTTGCCTTTCGCATATCCGGCTCCATATTTCTACTTTACGGCAGCTATAACAAATAGTGACATTACATTCCGTCCAGTCATTCCTGGCGGCGTAGTTTATCTATCTGGGGCAGACGCGGCCACGCTCTATGCGAATACCGACGCAGTCGAACAGGCGGTCACCATCGTCAGCGTTGAGATATTCCAGAGCGTGGTCGCTCCAGGTGGTCAGATTGAAGGCGTAGATTTTACGCCGTCGCCATATCGAATGGGTCGATCACTGCAAAATCGCGTTATCGGTTTATTAGGTAATTACATCGACGTCTCAACAATGGCCATGTGATGCCTACACCAACAACTATTGCAACTAACGTCAGAGGCACTCTTGCAACTGCTCTAGCTGGCGTCGTGGCTTCTGTGTATTCATCGCCTCCAGAGGCGGTCATTCCTCCAGCCTGTGTAATTGTTCCGGATTCTCCCTATTTGGAAACGACTACAATCGGCAAATCTGCGGTGCGCGTGAAAATCAACTTTGTGGTTACTGCGGCCGTTGCCTATAACAATACGGCCGGAGCACTAGATAATCTTGAGCAGCTAATTATCAGCATCATCGCAGCGATGCCAACTGGATACGAAGTCGGAGACGTGCAACGTCCGACAATCCAACAGGTCGGCGCGACCAATCTACTAGTGGCGGATCTCTCGGTCAGCACTTACTACACACAACAGACAATATAAGGAGCAAAAAATGCCAACAACAATCGTCACGGCGAGAGACCTAGTTTTAACAATCGCCACAGTGAACTATGACGCACAAACAACGGCGGCAACGCTAGTCAATGCGCCCGTCATTACGACTTACCAAACACTCGATGGAAAAGCCTATAAGCACATTGATGATCAGTGGACGCTTAACCTTGAGCTGCTTGCAGACTGGGGCGTTGCATCATCACTCTTTGAAGCGATGTGGACTGCTGCTGATACTGCTCCAAATACAACTTTGGCCGTGTCATTTACT